CATATAAAGATAACATAGAGTTAATAATTGGTATATTAAAATTACTAAAAATGGAAACATTTTTCTATTTTCACATGACTAAACGTAATACTTAAATGTAATCGTTTATGTTACTTGAAAAAGTCATTTTAGGTGGTGCTGATTGTGGACCTGGTAATAAACCAGTTGTTTTATCAAATGATGAAATGATCTGGTTAATATCATTACTAGCTTTTCGCAACACAGAACCCCCAAGGTTAATACTTGGTATTGTGGCTGGTTGACCTCGGATTACTGAAGCCTCAAATTCAGCTAAAAATCTTTTAGCTAATTTGGCTTTAGCACCGATAAGTCGAGTGGAAGCTCTATCTTGGAATACTGATGGTGAAGGAAGTGCAAGCACTTCTATCATTTCTTTAAACGAGTCTAATTTTTTAGCTCTACTTAAAGCATCAATTACATTTCCCAGACTTCTAAAAATAGGAGTTTGGGTTATGAACCAGATTGGAGATGTCCATATATCTGCTGAGTCAGCAAATCCCCAAGTAGCTGGATTAATTATTTCTGGCGATTTTAAAAGATCGTCAGCAAAATTAATGTACTCTGCTTGTTTAGATTCTATAGAAGCGTTTATTGAAAGATAAACATAGTTATTTAAATTTACAACATCATGAAAATGAAGTTGCCCCTCGTAATGAGGGTATAATTTAATTAAATATTCCTCTAAGAGAGTTTTATCTCCTAAAAGGTATTTATTAAAACTATGTAAAAGACTTACTCTCGAACATAAGTTCTCGATTCGTCTTTTATCTTTCCCTAATACTTCCCATAGCTTTCTAAAAAGACTCGGGATTGTTATATTTCCATGAGGTGTATATAATCTAGTAAACACTATCTCATATATCGATTGATATAGTAGATGATATTTATTAATATTATTATACAATCCCCCTATTTGGATCCCACTAACCTCTTTACCATTGATGAATATTCTTTTCGCAAATTCGTACATATTTGAAGATATGCAGGATTTCGGAATTGATATTCCAACATCAAGTTGTTTCATTATCTCTTGATACATTTTAGCAACCTCATCATGGTATATCACTATGTCATCACCAAGGATCATATAGAATTTTTCTTTAAGATCCAATGTGTGGTGAATATAGTGTAATACTACATGATGAGAGAGCGTAAATGTACTCCAAGATGAATATGCACCCATAGGTTGACCACAATTATAAGTAATTGTTTTGTCTTCCCATGGAACATAAAATGGAAAACTTGTTAGTATCATTCTCCAAGCAATAGCGGTTTGCTCTCCGAAACATTCCTTTATAAACATTTCTTGAAATGTTATAGGGAATCTATCGGTAGCAGCGCTAAGGTCGAAGGAATAATACTTATGTCCCTCTGGTTTATTGGTAATAGTAGGACATTGTGTAAATGTTCTATCAGTTGGAATTGTCCGTAAAAAGTTAAAATGAATACTATGTATTTGTTTTAACCATGTTTGAGACCAATAATCAAATATCGCAATAATTCGCGATTTTGCTTCTGGATCTTTAACAACGGATAATCTTCTAACGTGATAGGACGATGGATCTTGTCTAAATTTGTTATTGATATCCATTACCATTTCTACACGATCTTGATAAGATCTGTGATTAAATTGTGAGAATTTTTTATCTCTAAATTTAAAATCGAAAGGTAGTTTGATATTTTTCCAATATTTAGTAACAAGATACCATTTCTCCACAATGATAGTTTTGAAAATCTCATCATAATGGATCATTGTAGATCTGATTGATGTGCTCATCAATATTGTTTTCAATATTGGTGGCATAAATTTTAGGTCCATCAGTGAATCTCTTGTAGCTCTTCCAATTGGACCTGATTTATTACTATAATGTAAATCATTCACATCGAAATAAGTTTTAAGTTTTAAATTAAAATTATATTCTTTGAGAAATAATGGGATATATAAACTAAGTTTACGTTCCATTATCTTGTTTGCACC